GGACCTTCTTCAGAGCCTCCAGATCCGCCGGGATAGCCCGGAGGCTGCGTCATTCCGGCGTCGCCCAAGCTTCCCATCAAGCCTTTAACTGCCTGACCCATTTGGCCGGCCGGGTCGCTCATTTGTACCTGCTGGATAGGGATCATGCCGCCGCCGCGCTGCATGCCGCCCATAGCTGGGGCATTTATAGCTTGAGGCCGAAAATCCATGTCGCCCATAGATTGCAGGGCGCCCATGAGCTGCTCTTGTCTTTTTGCCTCTTCGACGCTCTGCAATGGCTTGAATGAGGAGTAGGTGCCATCCTTGTCCATCTCCATCATGTCTTTAAGAGCATCAAGGAAATTCTGTTCGCTCATGCCAGCAGTGCCCCGTAGTCGACCATTTGATATCCGTTATCGGCGACGCTCACCATCGATGAGTCGGTCTCGTCGGCCATAACACCCATAGACTTGCCAGACAATCCAATGTCGTTGGCTTTAGCATTCCAAGTCCATGAGTAGACATTCTGACCTGATGGCAGCTTACCAGCCTTTTTTATATCAGACTTAAGCCTTCGATCTGAGAACATACCGACTAATGCCGGGCCAATCTGCGCGCCGGCTGTAAGGTAATCCATAAGACCAAGCTGTCTGCTTGTTGTCTGTGTCTGTGGAACAGGCGCCGCACCAAGGGCAGAAGCCAAGTAGCCAAGAGATCTCTCTGGGAATGACGTGTAGCCTTGGAACTGCTCACGCGCACGATCAAAGATCTGCTGGTTGAGCATCTGCTGTATGTTGCCTTGCTGCATAAGATCTTGCTGAAGACCACGACCCATGCCGAATGCCTGCTGAGCTAAACCGCCTAGCTGACCGGCCGCTGCAAGCCGCTGACCTGCGCCTGCAAGCCCTGCTTGTTGGTTCGCAAGTGATGCCTGCATCTGACGACCAAGATCTTGCCCAGCCATCTGTTGCGCTTGCTGAAATCCACCTAATCGCAGGTTAGACGCGGTACGTGCCGCCTGCTGCATGGCAGCCTCGTTAGCCTGTGACTCTAGGATCGCCGACCGTGACCCGCCAAAGGCTCCTGCACGTTGCGCCTGAGAAGCGAGCTGATTAGCTTGCATCTGACGAGCCTGCTCAATATCCCCAAGCGACTGCTGAACAACAGTTTGCTCAAACGGGTTAAAGTAGGGGGTCAGATCGGTCTGTGCAATCTGTCCGGCTTGTACCTGCGCGGGCTGGTAGCCCATGCCTGCCGCCGTGCCCATCATTGCGCCGGTTTGACCCATTTGTGCCTGCTGGAATACGTTCTGACCTGCTGGCGCTTGTGCGGGCTGTCCTGTTGCGCCGCCGGGTGCTGGTGCCGCCATTATCTTGACCCTCCACTAAACTGTGGTGGTAAGGCGCCGCTCATCCCGAAGGGTGAGTAGCCGCCCATTGGACCACCTTGACCAAGCAATCCCGGTGCGCCCATTTGTGGGCCAGCAAACTGCCGGTTAAACATTGCCGCCTGAGCTGGCTGATTGGCTGCCAACTCAGCAATGGCCTGCTCAAACATCTGCCCGGTTCCGTAACCCTGAATACCGCCAAAGTCTTGTGCCTGCGGCATCCCGGCCATGACGTCCATCTGCGGAGCCAAACCGAATGCCGTGGCCGCGTCTGCGGTAGATTGCATGGCTTGGGTTTGCATAGGAGTGAGCGCCGCAACCGAAGGCCCGTAGTAGGGCATGTACCCAACCTGAGCTAATTGCTCTGCACGCTGCAAATTGCGAGACGCCGGGCCTTGTATCCAGCTAGGGATCTCTACCTGTGTCGTTTGGCCGCCGCCTTTTCCACCACCTGACATATTAAATATCCTTTCCTAGAACCGTGAAGGTCTCTTCGTAACCTTTGTTTTTTAAAACTTTAGCCCATCCCTTACGACCGGCAATACTCATTCCTGTGCAACCGTTCATCTTGGCAAACTCAACCGCAGAGCTGTCCATGTCAACGATTTGGTCCATCTCACCGCCCGCTAAAAAGATATGTAAAACCTTTTTCTGCGGGTAGCTTACTATCTCTGTCACTGCGCAACCTCTCGGTGCCGGCCAAAACTGCATGGCCCCTGTCTGTATCGACTGCACAACGTCTTCTAACGTGTGCGTACCGCCTGATCTTTCTAGCGCTGCCTCTAACCAAGGCTTACAACGAACTAACTCATCTACAATAGTGGTCAATTATATCACCTATGTACTCTAATGATCGTTAGTGTTGTTGAGGGACATACAGACTCTGTTGCGATACTGCTTGCTGCGAATGATTTTAAGACTCCATGAGCATGGTTATCGGTAGCCGTAAACGCTTGCAAATAATCATTTGCGTTAATGTAAAAAATAGCCGACCGGCTAACTACAGTAGTTGCAGTGTTTTGGTGCAAGGCAGCGCGTATCGTTGAACCGTTAGCTACATTTGCCCCATTTATCTTCGGCCAAAATACGAAATTGACTGTACTCGCTGATGACGAGTAAATTTGCGCAGTAAAAGAAATTAAATAATAGCCAGATTCTTCGAAAATGATCTGAGATCCGCTTTGAGTGAAGCCAGAGTTACCAGATCCTGCGGTGAAGGTAATCGGATAGCCTGTGTTCGAAGCTGCGTATGTGTAATCACTCGATACGGTAAAGTCACCGTGACCGTCAGCTAGAACTATCTGTCTGTATACGCCGTCAACTGAGATCACCGGGTACTTGTTTGTGTTGTCGTACAGGATAATCCCGTCTTCGTTAGCGCTGTCGCCTGCCTGCTTAAATACGAGCTTGGACCGAATGCGATTTAAATGGTCTACAAGGCGCTCGCCCCAGTTTTTCCACTCGGGACCAAACGGTGGAGGGGCAAGGCTCATCGGTTACCACCCGGCAATAAGTTAAGGCGGGGTACGCCGAAGCGCCAGTTGTTTAGCTCAGTGCCATTTACACGCATGCGTAGCTGGCGCCCTGAGAATCTAGCGCTTACCGGGTTAGCCATTGTAAACGGCCCGTGAGTAAACTCGTCGCCATTAGGGTAAAAGCGAGACTTGAAGGTCAGTGTTGCCTCGCCCTGCGTCTTCTCATCAGGGATGATCTCGTTAACCTTTACAACGCTAGATCCAAATAAGATCGGACCCGACTCAGCATGAGGAGCCGTGCCATCGTGATCGAATCCGGTCTCATGGTCGTACAGCTTACCCGATGCATCGAACATAATCGGGTGCTTCATAACACCGGCATCGAAGCCTGACGTACGGGAAAGCGTACCAATGTTCCAATATTGCTCTAAGTAGTTGTAAACCACATACCGGTCGTTCTCTACCGAGCCACCAGAAGGGTAGAACCACCACACCTCGCCGTACTGGGCGTTGTTCATAGCGGTAACCTTGGACCGCTGGTCGTTGTTTATGTCAGTGAAGACGTAATCCAAGACCTCGCAGGGCATCTCTTGTACAGCCGAGCCGTTAAAGAAGAAAAAGCTCTTGGAGCCCATCCAGTACGCGCCTTCCATGTGGGATACGCACGCATGACGCGATATCGCACCGCAGTCTGTGCCTACACGCTGAAACTGGAAAACAAGCTGCGGGCCAATGTAACTAGCAATGTGCGCGTCTGTAGTTGTCAGTATGAGAGTCCTTCCGCGCATCTTGTGGCCGCTTAAGATCTCGCCATTAGTCGCAAGCTCAAAGTCACCGGCCTCGTTAGTTGCCGCCGGGGTCCAAGCCGTGTTGTCTTCCTTGTCGCACCACTGCACTTTTCTGGGGTTGCCGCCGGCGCCTAGTGCGAACAGGAAGCGCTCGTTAGTAACAACCAAGGCCAAGTTCGATGTTGGCGCGTTAGCTATTACGGCTGCGGGAGTAGCTGCATTTAACTGCCACTCGTAAAGCTTGCCGTCATCGACCGAGCAGGCGACAAGGTATTCTCCCCATGTATCCAGTGACCAAGTGGTGGCTTCTTGGAACTCGCCGGTAGATACCCGCTCTGTACCGTAATACCCAGTGTTGTAGTTGCCTGCGCCAAAGCCAGACCGCAATGCCGCACTTTCGCTGCCTGTAGTTAAAGATGCCGGAGTGATATCACTGACTGCATTGTTAGCGCTGACGTAATAAAGGTTTGCATACGTACCCACGGCCATATTCGTAGCGGCCGAGTTATCGATCCACGCAATTGCACCACGGACGGCCTTGTCTAGGGTAGCCCCGGTCTTAACTCTTTCCTGCCAGCCACCAATGGGGCCAAGCGAGCCGTTGCGCCAGCGCACAAGGTTTACATCGCGCCACCGGCCGGCGCCTTCTAGGTCCGTACCGTGCCTGTAAACCCCTGCTGGTATATCAATAGCATTTAGCGCCATGTGTACCTCTTAAGCAGTACGCTTCCACATATGAACGACAATGTAAGGCTGGACGACATCCGCAGATCCAGAGGTAAAGGTCCTGTCACCTGAGGCTTGTGCGAGTGACTCAAGGTTTTCACCGCTTTCCGAAAGACCCGAGCCAGTAATTAAGCGCCCGTCTGTTGTTGGTTCTGGTAGCTTGCCACCGGTTTGATCAGAGCCCCATCCATCTCTTGGCACTGTGACATCGACGGTATCGGTCTTCGCACCGCCCGTCTCTTCCGCTGTATCAAAGTCAGTATCGCCGCTGTCTAAGCCCACCATTACACGACCGGAGCCAAATGCGGCCCACGTCCCAAAACCCAGCAGAGTGGCGGGATCGGTGGAGTCGCTTGCGTTGATATAAACAGATCCTACGGGGTAAATCTCTGACATCGTTGGCAGTGCGTCGATCTGGGTTTGTATTGCAGAGGTTACGCCGTCAACGTAATTAAGCTCCGTAGTGGTAACAGTTGCACCATCTAAAATGTTTAGCTCTGTCGCGTCTGCTGTGACGCCATCAAGAATATTTAGCTCCGCAGCAGTCGATGTCACGCCATCCAAGATGTTTAGCTCTGCGGCTGTCGCAGTGACGCCATCTAATATGTTTAGCTCTGCTGTTGTAGCTGTGACACCGTCGAGAAGATTTAACTCTGCCGCCGTAGAGGTGACGGCAACACCGCCTACCTGCCACGATCCTGCCGTTAAGTTGGGCTGTATAGCTGTGGTGCCATCAAGCAGGTCATCGATGGAGTCCAAGTTTGCGTTTAACTTAGTGCCCCATGTGTCCTCCGACGCGCCAACCTCTGGCTTGGTCAATGAGTATGTTGTGGTTGTAGTATCTGCCATATCTAATTACCCAAATGGATAGCTGTCGTCGTTAATTGTTGTCCAAATGTCTGTGGGCTCCGACACGGTCTCCCACTTCAATCTGGGCGCGATAATAGTTGCTGCGTCACCCTCAACCTTAACACCAAAGCTTGCTGTCATTTCGCCGGCTGTGGGCGTTGTCGCTTGTGATTCGATTAGCGCACCAAAGCCTGCGGTAAAGCTTCCGGCGATTAAAGAGTGCGACTCATTCAGTAAATCAGGCGCGTTCTCTGTTAGCCACGGGTGCAGGACGTTCTCGATGTGGTCCAGCATATCCGCGTCGGTAAGGGTGCCAGCGAGATACTGCGCATACTTCGACGAATCGAACGCCGACACAGAGCCGTTTCTTGTGATGTCGCCGACCTTTACGTTTGTCTTTACACCGCTGATCACAATGGTAACTGTAGTATTCAGTAGCGTTCTTTCTGGCTCTGAGTTTACGCCAGCCCGCAGGATCATCTCTGTGATCTTGCTTGTTCCAATGCCACTGCGTGACTGCGCACCAGCACCCCTAGTTGCTGCACCGCCCGCATCTGTCGCGCTAGTCCCGTCTGCCTTATACCCGGTCTCTTTAACCCTTGTCATTGGTATCAGCGTGGTTGCCGATGCGCTAGACAAGTAACCGGTAGACTCTATGCGAGAGCCTGCGAATTTGGAGGTGATTGCCGCCTCTACAGCTGCGCCTAGCGCGTGAACCTGCGTCACACCTATATCGGTTGCAGAGGATGCAATAGGCAGAATGAGCGAGCCTGATATCTTGGTGACGCCGACATCAACGTACGACAAAACCGATCGAATCGTTTCGACATAGTCAGGGGCGACGTAGTCTGCCTCCATGTACAGCGCAATAGGCACTGCTGCGGCGTCTATAGACATACCAAACGGCATCAGCATCGTCGCCGTGCCAGAGGAAGCCATGCCCGTAGAAGAAACCTTCACTGGTGCAGAGAAGGTCTTGCTTATGACGCTTGACTGCGTGCCTGCGGTCTTTGTTAGTCCGGCGCCTGACAGGGTTGTACTGACTGGGAATATCCCAATTGTATCCTGATCGCGTACTAGCGTTGAGGGTATTGCGGTCGATGAAACTTGCGCGCGGATGTCGTCCGAATAATCGGAAGCGACATAGCCATCAGCTACATATAGAGCCGGTAATGAGACCGCCGCGGCAAGAACTATCGCCATTAGTCATCGTCCTGTGAGTCTTCTTCCTCGTTGAACGAATTAACAAGCGTGCTAGAGAGCGCACTATGCGAGGCATTCAACTGGTCTGCCTTGAAGCGCAACTGCTCCAACTGGGTTTCTACGTCCCGAATCAAAGCCGCCAAATACTTTTGCTCTGGTGACAACTGGTCTTCGGTGTATTCTACGCCGTCTATAGTTAGCATTTACTATTCCTTACCAAGGTGTGCCGTCAGCAGATACAGGGTTCTTCTGAGCTTCGATGTCTGCTGTTAGTGCCGCTTCAACAGCGTCCTGATCTACTTCAGCCTGCACCCAGCCCAGCACAGTTGCTTCACTTAGGCTGTCGTATGCAACGAAGTCAGAAGCAGAGGCGTCAGGTGTAAAGCCTACAGTGCCGTATG